GTCTTTCAGACAATTATTATTTCTATTCTCCGTATGTAAGCAGCCCTCCAAATACCACCGCCTCAGTTGGTTATTTTTTCCCAGTAACTATGCGGGCTAACCCCACTATGGTTGGAACAGGACTTAGCCTTGCCAGATTTACAGCAAATAAAGCGGGAGCAGTTGCACAATTGGGAACAACATCGGGTGCAACCGCCTATTCTTTAGATGCTTTTACAGCATCAGCGGAGTTATAAATGTATAAAATGCTTACCCCACATGAAATTACTGGCAAATCAATTCCAGCGGTAAAGCGTTTATCAGACAACGCTTTTATACAATTTGACCCTGACAACACAGACTACGTACAGTTTAAGATTGATGTAGCAAACGGTAATGAGTTGCAGGACTCCGAAGGAGTTGTGATGTCACCCGAAGCCGCACAGGCTTTTGTCGCTACGCTACCTTGAAATGACATAAAAAATGTTCGGCTTTTTTCCCCTAGCGGGTGCGCCCTTTGCCGATACAGGCGTAGTAGGGATACCTGCTAACGTAAACGTTACTGGGGTTGAGGCTACCGGCGAACTAGGCACGGCGTCCGTCACGGGCAAAGCGAATGTATTTGTAACCGGTATAGAGGCCGAAGGCCAACTTGGTACGGCGGATGTAGCGGGTGAAGTAAGTGTCTTCCTAACTGGGGTTCAGGGCACAGGACAGACTGGCACTGTTTCGGTTGTAGGTGAGGCTAACGTATACCCAGTTGGGGTAGAAGCCCATGCAGAACTTGATGCTGTTGGAGTTGCCTCTGGTGGGGCGGTTGAGCCTGCTGGGTTCCAAAATACAGTTGATCTTGGACAAGAAACTGTATCCGCCAAGGCCAACGTATTTGTAACAGGGGTTCAGGCACAAGGCCAAGTTGGCATCGTCCGTGTAGGTATTAGCATCAACGTAACGGGCGTTGAGGGTACGGGTGAGTTAGGTACGGCTACGGTTAGGGGTAAGGCTAATGTCCTCCTGACTGGGGTTCAGGCCACAGGCGCCCTTGGCAATACCGACGAACAAGGTGGTGCTGTTGTAAACCTCACCGGGGTTAGTGGTCTTGGTGTCGTATATACCCTAAATGGGTTCCAAGTCCGTGGTGCTGCCAATACGTCCGTATTCGGGGTTGAGGGCACTGGTCAGTTAGGCAATACCGAAGAGCCAGCCGAGGCTACCGTATTTGTCACGGGGGTTCAGGCTACAGGCCAACTTGGTCAGACCGATGTAGCAACAGAGACTAAGGTATTCCTAACCGGGGTCGTAGGTTCTGGCCTACTTAATTCAGTTGGAGTTTCTGGTAAGGGTTGGGTCTACCCGGCTGGGGTTCAGGGCGATACGGCTCTGGGTCAGGAAGATGCTCAGGCTGATGCCAATGTCATAGTGTCCGGGGTTCAGGGCACTTGCAACCTAGACAACGTAACAATTATTACAAGGGCTACCTGTAAAGTCTTCCCAACAGGTGTTCAGGCTACCGCTAGGGTGTCAAATGTTCTTGTTTGGGGCCTAATACCTGACAACCAGAACGCAAACTGGCAGAATATCAATGATTCTCAGACAAGCAACTGGGTACAGGTAAATGATGGAAATACAGTACTTTGGGTAGAAATCCCAACATAGGAGCAATAAATGGCAAGTACTTACTCAAATAATCTAAAAATCCAGTTGATGGCGACTGGAGAAAACACGGGAACGTGGGGTAGCGTTACCAACGTAAACCTTGGGACTGCCTTGGAAGAGGCCATCGTAGGATCTACCACCGTTGCCTTTAACGGTGCCGACGTTACCCTGACCCTCACAAACTCTAACGCAACCCAGACAGCACGAAACCTACGCCTAGTTTTGACCGGCACATCCGGCGGCGCACGGCAATTAGTAGTCCCCGCTCTTGAGAAGACCTTCATCATTAAGAACGAACTATCTGATACTTGTACAGTATTGGTTAGTGGACAGACGGGCGTTGCCGTACCGGCTGGCAAGACAATGTGGCTCTATAACGATGGAACGGACGTTAAGGATGTAACTACACATCTCTCGTCATTAACCCTTGCTTCTGCTCTGCCTGCGGCTTCTGGTGGTACAGGTTTAAACAGCGCAGGAACAGCCGGTAACGTGCTGACATCTAACGGATCTGTGTGGGCTTCACAGGCTTTAACCACGTTTTCTGCTGGGATGATTTTGCTTTGGTCTGGATCGGTTGCTTCAATACCCTCTGGATGGGTTCTATGTAATGGATCTAACGGCACCCCTGATTTACGTGACCGATTTATTGTAGGTGCTGGCTCTACTTACGCTGTAAATGATACGGGTGGCTCTGCAAATGCAATTGTCGTAAGCCACACCCACACGGCTACTTCTACTGTGACAGATCCGGGGCATACACACACTACAAATGAAACCATAGTTGCTTCAACAGGGATTGGTAGATATAACACAGGTGGTGGTGGGGGAATAGTCGCAATAAATTCCAACACGACAGGAATTACTGTCGCTACTACGGTGGCTACAGCAGGCTCTTCAGGAACAAACGCAAATCTGCCACCGTACTACGCACTTGCGTACATCATGAAAACATAAGGGGTACTAAATGGCAACTACATGGTCGAGTTTAAAAATAGCCTTAATGGGTGCTGGCGATGAAAGCGGCACTTGGGGTACGGTCACTAATGCAAACCTCGGTACGGCTATTCAAGAAGCCATTGCTGGATCGGCAGACGTAACTTTTGCCAGCGCTGACGTAACCCTTACGCTTACAGATACAACAGCCTCTCAGACCGCCCGAAATATGCGGCTAAACCTTATTGGAACTACCGGTGGCTCTGCTCGTGAGTTAGTGGTTCCTGCCATAGAGAAGATGTATGTAGTTAATAACGGGTGTGCCGACACAGTAACTATTAAGGTATCAGGCCAAACCGGGGTGGCTGTCCCCGCTGGAAAAACCATAGTTGTGTTTAATAACGGCACTGACTGCCTTGATGCAATTACCCATCTACGTAACTTAACTTTAGCCACAGCACTCCCCGCCGCCTCTGGTGGAACTGGGATTAACGCTGCTGGAACCGCAGGTAACGTGCTTACGTCTACTGGATCTGCATGGGCGTCAACGGCTGTTGGGTTTATTCCTTCTGGCGGCATCATCATGTGGTCGGGGTCGATAGCCTCAATTCCTTCTGGCTGGTACTTGTGCGATGGTTTAAACAGCACCCCAGATTTAAGAGACAGGTTTGTTGTAGGCGCCGGTACTACTTATGCGGTAGCCGATACCGGAGGTTCTCCAAATGCGATTGTAGTTAGCCACACGCACACGGCTACGTCAACAGTTACCGATCCGGGCCACGTACACCTTATCCCAAATACAAGGGCTGGTAATCCAAACGGTGGTGGAACTTATATTGCAGGAGGTACGTCTGGCCCATTTAATACAGACAACACAGGTTCTAACACTACCGGCATTACCGTCGCAACATCTGTTAGTACAACAGGCTCTTCAGCCACTAACGCCAACCTGCCACCGTACTATGCTTTGGCATACATCATGAAAGCCTAATATGAAAAGACTATTTGAAGCCCAAAAGATTGACGGCATTAAGCACCCCCAAACCGAGATCACACAAGTCTGCGCTGCCTGCGGGTACGACCTAGATGAGGCTGAGTTGGCGGCTGATACGTGCTCTGATTGCGGCGTCCCACTAAAGTTAAAAACATCTGTATCCATCTGGGCAACTTCGGTACCAAAGGCCGGGGCTACGGTCTGGGGAAAATAATGTATGTCAGATTTAGACCCGATTATCGGAACCGCAAAGGCGGCAACTAGGAACATTAAATCCGCTATTGAGTCGGGTAAGGAGATTAGTTCAGCCGTTGAGTCGATTCAAAACTTTGGAATGGCGGAGGTTAAAGCCCGTCATGCTTTTAAGGCAGTACGTAGTAGGCAAGAGGGTGAGATAACTATCATGACTGCCATGAGCGAGTGGCGCAGGCTAGATCAGATACGCCGCATGGAGTTGGAAGTAAAAGACTTTCTGATCCAGCAGTTTGGGCAGTTCAAAGGTGAAGAAGAGTTTGAGAAGGTCAAGAAGATTAAAGAGGACATGATTGCCCGTCATGCCAAGAGTAAAGATGCACTGGGCAGGGATGTAGAGAAGTTACGAGAGTTGCAGATTATTTGTGTGATGCTGGCATTTCTGGTTGTCACTATTTATTACATCATGAAGGGTCATCTGTAATGGCTGAAAAACTAAACGCTAATGACACGCTCTCAAAGGTGCTGGCGTATGTTGACTCACCGTTTAAGTTGTTCGCTCTGATCCTCATGGGGGTGCTGGCCTTTGGTGGCTGGATGCTGTATGACAACAAAGACTTAATTGTAGGCACCTATAAAGAGCATCAGAAGTTGCCGGACATTGTGGAAGACCGGGTTGAGGATGCTGTAGCCCATCTGTTTAAGACCACGGGTGCGACTACTGTGGCGGTGTTTAAGGTGAACCCCCTACTGGGAACCCGTGTGCAGTATCGGGCGTATACCAAAGAAGGCAGGGACAAAACGAATGACGGGCTAGATGTCGGACTCTTTACCGCCAACCAGAGCAACAATCAGGATGTAGTGTCGCTTATGGCAGGAACGATTCCTTGCGGGGAATATAAGGCGGCGCAGTCAGAGATTGGCCTGTGGTACATCGAGAAGGGTATGCGGTTTGGGTGCAGGATTAGTGTCCCGCCTGAGCCAAGTCGGTTTGTAGGGCAGATTACCGTGGGCTGGGCAACCCCTCCCGCTGATTTAGACCAAACCAAGGCGATGCTTAATATCGCCGCAACCATGCTTTCAAGGAGTAAGAAATAATGTTACCCATAGCCGCACTACTAAGTATCGGGGAAAAGGTACTAGACAAGGTTCTCCCAGATCCAGAGGCTCGTGCCAAGGCGCAGGCCATGCTCCTAGAGATGCAGCAAAAAGGCGAACTTGCCAAACTCCAAGCGGACATGAATGAGCAAGATAACCTGACCAAGCGGGCTGAGGCTGACATGAAGTCAGACTCGTGGTTATCCAAGAACATCCGGCCTATGACGCTAATTTTTATCTTAGTAACTTATACCGTCTTTGGGATGATGAGCGCTTGGGAGATTGAGGTTAACAATAACTATGTAGAACTCTTGGGCCAGTGGGGGATGCTAATTATGTCCTTCTACTTCGGAGGACGTACCCTTGAGAAGATCATGG